TGGCATCGATGGAGGTCGCGGCGAGCGGCTCGTTGTTGCCCGCCCCACTTGCTGGCGTCTCGGTGCTGTTGGTCAGGATCAGCAGCCTCCGGAGCGGGACCAGGCCGCGAATCTCCTCGTACTGGCGCGCGGCCAGCGCGAACTTCACCGCGTCGTCGTCCGCCGGCGGGAGCTGGGCGTCGAAGTTCTTGAAGAGCCCGGTGCGGGAAGCCCAGATGGTGGCCGGGGCGTTGTTGGTGTTGGCGAACACCTGGCGCTGCTCGAAGTAGGTGACCACCGAGGGGCGGTTGCCGGAGCTGCCGAACGGGTTGGTCCCGCTGGGGAACTGGTCGTCGTAGTCGGGCGCCTGGCCATCGTCGCGAAAGGTGGTGCCTGTCGCCGCGCCGATGTACCCGCCCACGCCGCTCTGGCCCCGGAACACGCGGTAGAGCACCGCGCCCATCGCCCCCGTCCAGGTGTAGATGTTCGTGGTGCCGATCGCCGTGCTGGTGTTGGCCGCCTCGGCGCAATAGTTTCCGTGCGTCGGCTGGACAACCACCTTGAGCGGCAGGGACTCGTCGCCGTTGGCGTTGACCGCCGTCACCCAGACTTCCCAGGGCTTGAGCGGCGTGGTCACCGCGTCCAGGGTGCGACCGCCACCCGTCGGCGCGGCCTGAACCGGGCCGAACGACTTGTCGGTGATGGACCAGGTGGTGTGAGCCGTCCGGAGCACCTCACGCACCGGGTAGCTCGGGTGCACGATGGTCAGGAGGTCACCGCTCTGGACGTACTGGAGCCGGGCCAAGTCGGCCTCCAGGTAGGTGGTGACCACCTCCACGCTGAGGTACGCGCCCTGGTAGTGGACGCGGAAATACTGGTCTCCGAACTCCAGGGTGTAGCTCTGGCCGCTGGAGAAGATAAAGGGGATGAGCCTGCTCTTCTTCGAGCTGGTCTTGCTCTCCTTGACGAATTGCGTCCCCGGCCGGTTGAGCAGCTCGCCCTCCGCGGTGGCGATGAAGTTGCGGCACGTCCGGAGGGACACGCCGTACCGCGGGAGGTCGGTCCGCCCGTACAACTGGGGCGCCAGCTCACCGCCGGCGAAGCTGGATTGTCGGATGGGCGGCATCATCCCCTCGAGGTGATGAACTCGGATTCGGGCGGTGGGTCGGCCTGGATGCCGCGTTGGTGCTTGGCGATCGCCGCGTTCAGCTCGCTTTGGGCCATGTCGAACGCCAGCCGGGCCCGGTCAGGCTTGACGCTCAGCGGGAGGCAGATTTCGGCGGCCAGGCGCCAGGCGACGGCGCTCTTGAAAGCCTCGGTCCAGGCGCCAACCGCCGTCTGGTCGAAGGTGTAGAGCAACTCGGGCGCCGCGTCCGTCACCGGCGCCACGTCGGTCAACAACACCTCGCGGTCCTGCGGGTCATCCTCGTCTTCTCCGGCCGCCGGCTCGAACTCGAGCGTGAAGGAGATCCGGCCATCCCTGGGCACCTGGTCATCCCGCGCGCCGGCGTTGATGAAGTGGGCCAAGAGGAAGTCCGCCGGGAGCTCGTACACGTAGCCCCACTCCTGGCGCTTGGAGGCCTCGCTCTCGACCAGCACGGCGCGCCTCGTGGCGAACCTCCAGCGGAACTCTTCGAGCAGCGCCCGTCGGGCCGTGTCGTAGAACTGGTTGCAGGCCTGCGCCGCGGTGCTCGTGGCCGTCAGGCTGGTGATGCGCGCGGTCTGCCCGATGCGCGCAAGCGCCGCGTTCGCCAGGCTGACGGCGGTGATGATTGCCATGGGAGGTCAGCCGGGCCGCCGTTTGGGGGGAAGGGCGGCGGCCCGGCTCATGAGTGCTACGCCGGGTCCTGGTCCGAGGGCCGGTTACCCTTGGGCTTCGGCGCGTTGCCGTCCTGGGTGCCGGGGCTCTTGGGCGGGTTCTTCACCTCGCTGAGGGCGGGCTGCTCCTTCGCTTTCAGCGCCGCCTTCCTGGCCTCCAGTCGCTTCTCGAGGTCGGCGATCTCCTCCGCCTCCGTCGGCGGCTTGGGCTCGGCCGGCGGCTCGCCCATCGGCCGGAGCCTCTTCTTGACTCCGTCCGGCGTGGTCTTCACATCGATTTCGACGGGCGCCCCGTTCGGCCAGAACCACGTGACGGACGGCAGCTCCGACTCGGGCACGCGGATGTGCGCGCCCTGGCCGTACCAGCGCCCGTTGTGGAACGAGCCGGGGTTTCCGACGATGAACTCCTGCGTGTTCGGCATGGACTTGTCTCCTGTCGTTGTGGGTGCTGAAGCCGAGCTACGGGGCAGACGACGGCTGGAGGGACGCGACGCTCGCCGTCACCGCGCCGGCCGTGGTGGCCGCGCCGGCGATGACGTAGCGCACGCCCTTGTAGCGCTTGGCGCCGCGCGGGAAGTGGTTGATGTGGGGCTGGTACCCGGCAACGAGCGTCGCGTAGCCGATGGCCGGCGTCTCGGCCAGGACGGTGAGGTTGGAGGTGAGGACGTCGTTGTCCGCCTCCACCGCCTGAAACTGAACCGTCGCGGCGCCGTCGGAGGTGAAGGTCTCCGTCACCTGGATGTCGAGCGGCAGGGGGGCACCCTGGGCCGGGTCGTTCTTGAGCGCGACGGTGCCGCCGAACGCTACGGCGTTGTCCGGAGTACCGGCCGCGCCGGTGTCGTAGCTCTTGTCACCCAGGTAGTTCCCCGTGTTCTGGGCGAGGTCCTGGTCATCGGAGAGGATGCAGAGGGCGTCTTGAATCATGGTGGTTGGCTCCCTTGAAGTCGGTGTAGAGGTGCGCTGGTCGGGCCCTGGGCTACGTGACCACCGACTCCGTGGAAACGAGGCCATCCGACAGCCGGATGGGGGCGCCCATGAAGGTCACGATCTCCTGGCCCTCCACCTCGCGCAGCGAGAGCACCGTGTTGCCCACCACGGCCCGCGCCTGCAGGTGCAGCTGGGCCTGGATGGCCCGGTTGCAGTAGATGCGCAGGTCCCCGGACACCACGTCCTGGAGGCGGTAGTACGCGGCGATCATCTTGGGAATGAGCGTGTCGCTGGTGTCGATTGCCGACGTGTCGATGTTGCAGACGCGGGCCACGTAGCGCCAGTCGCGCACGGCCAGGCCGATCTGCCAGTCGAACCAGGTGCGGTACGCCGGGAACCACTTCCCGGACCCAGCCGAATCCTCGACGAGCTCCTCGCCCAGGTCCTTCGCGGCGAGGCCCCCCGTCGTACCCTGGGGGAAGAAGCCGTAAACCGTGTCGAACCCCCAGACGACGAAGAGGATGCTGGTCTGGTCGTTCCCGGACGCGCCGGCGGTGTGCTTGACGATCTGCGTCGCCGCTTCGTTGCCCGAGGTGACATTCAGGCGGGGAAAGAACCCGGTGAACTTCTGCGGCGTGGTGGAGACCGAGTGGTAGAACGCGCCGCGCTCGACGTCGTTCTTCATCGCCGCCATGAAGGCCTGGTCCTCGGCGAGCCGGAACGCGGGGCCACCGTTCAGCCGGATCAGCCGCGAGTCGACTTTGCTCAGGCCGTTCAGCATGCCGGCCGGCTCGTCCACCTGCCGCGTGGTGCTCTTCCCGGACGTGACGCCCTCGTTGATGCGCGTCCAGGCCCACCCTGCGCCCTCAGACGGCAGGGACGTACGGCCCGACACCCGCTCGCCGGTGGTCAGGTTGCCCTCCTTCATGGGCATGTCCTGGAGCAGCGAGGACCGACGGGTGAGGTACTCGACGACCCGAGCCATGCCTCCGTTCGGGTCGCGCTGCTTCATGAAGTCCAACAGGTTGGGGTACGTCCGTGCGAGAGCTGTCGTCATTGCGGTGTCCTGTTACCGGGCCGCTCCGGTGGGGGCAGCCGGCTTCGGCTGCTTCTCCCCGCCGAAGAGCTCCGGCGAATTCGGGTAGAGGTTCTTGAGGTATGCGTCCTTGTCTGCGTTCGGAGGCCCCGAAGCGCCCTTCCCGGTTTCGGACGGGCTGTCCTCGCCGAGGGCCTTCCCTGCCTTCCAGAACGCGCGCACCAGCTCCGGGTGGTCGCCGAGCCCCGTCTCGTTCAGGAACTTCACGAGCTCGGGCGAGCCAAACTGCTGGAACGCCTTCTGGGCGATCAGCCGATTCGCCTCGTACTGCGCCCCGCCGAACTCCTTGTCCTTCGGGAGCGCCTCGGTCCACGCCTTCCGCTGCTGCGCCTGCTGTTCGGAGATGGCCTCGAGCTGGGCCTTCTGCGAGGAGTAGTGGAGGTCGAACGCGGCCTGCGCCTGCACCGCGGTCAACTTCGCCTCCTTCGCCCAGCCCTTGAACTTCTCCACCTCCGGGCCCGCCACGAACCCCTCCGGCAGCTTCAGGGCGATCTCCACCGCGGCGTCCTTGCCAGTCTTCGCTGGCTCGTTGCCCTTGGTGGTGTCGCCCGTGCCTTCGGTGCCCTTAGGCGGCGCCGTGAGGGCGGTGCTGCCGCCCGCGCCGGCGTCCTTCTTGTCCGCGCCCGCGTCGCCGGTACCCCCGGCCGCTACCTGCGCGCCTCCCGCCCCGGCCCCGGCGCCCTTGTCGCCGGTGTTCCCGCCGTCCGTCGTTGCTTCAGCCATCGTTTTCCTCGGTGGAGGCCTGCGCCTCCGGGTTTGGCGTGGCCTCGGCGGCCTGCCGTTGGACTGCCTCCTCCGCCGCGCGCTCGGTGGCCTCGTGCAGCGCCAGGAGGTACAGCTCCGGCTGCTGCTCCTGGGCCTCGAGCATCAGGCCCACGCCAACCCAGCGCTGGCCCTCGTACTGGGCCGCCTCGAGCGCGTTGCCGGAGAACTGGCGGCCGAAGACCTGGCAGCGGGAGAGGAGACCCCAGAAGAAGCGCCGGCCGGCCGGCGACGACAGCACGGCCTTGAGGTCCGCCTTCGCCTGCTCCCGCGCGAGCCGCTCCTGCTCCTTCAGCCGCTTCTGCGCGGCCGGGTTGTCGAGGTGCCCCTGGCGCCGGCGGCTCATGGCTGGCCCCGCGATGCCATCGCCTCGGCGAACACCTCAGCCCGCCAGAGGACGTCGTCAGCGTCCTTCGGCGAGGTGGCCTCCAGCGCGTTGAGGATGTGCGCGGACGACAGGTAGTGCTTGACGATGCCGTTCGCCGCGGCGGTCACCGGCCCGCAAGCCCAGCAGTGCCAGCGCGTCTTCACGCGGCACCTCGCATCGGGACCACCTGCGCGGCCTGGCCGCCCAGGGCGCCGGCGACCCGGGTGAGCGCGTTGTCGCCCCCGGTGTCCGCCTCCGACAGCGTCTTCGCGCCTTCCGCCGCAGCCTGGGCCGCCTGGGCCTGAGCGGCCTGCTGCGCCTGCTGCGCCCGCGCGGCGCGGATCTGCGCCACCTCGTCGGGCGAGCGGATGATCTCCGGCTTCAACCCCAGGCGCTCGGCGTACTCGCGGATCAGGACGTCGGTGTTCAGGACGTCCGTGACCGGTGTCGCGCTCTGCTGCGGCCCGAAGACGCCGGCGAGGTTCCCGACGAAGCCAGCGCCGCGCTCCATGCCCGCGGTGTCCACCAACTTCTGCGCCTGATGGAGGATGGAGACGTACTGCACAGTCAGCGAGACGCCCTGCACCTCCGGCGGCGGGGGCGGAATCAGCCCAGCCCGCTGGCAGATGCCGAACGTGCGGTCGATCAGCGGGGAGAGCAGCTCGTCGTTCAGCGACTCGAGCACCGGCCCGAGCTGGAGCAGCTTCTCTTCATGCCGCTCGGCCACCTCGCGGGCGGTGATCTGCCCAGCGTCGCCCCGCGACAGCAGCAGCCACAGGTCCGCGTAGAAGGCCTGCTCGATGCGCTGGACGTGCTCGCGCTTGTCCTCGCGCAGTTCCTGAATGCCGACCGGGTTGACGATGTAGGAAGGCTCGAAGGTCTGGCCCGCCGTGTTGGCGTCGACGTAGGTGGTGTCGCCCGGAATCATGCTCGCCCGCTGGTTCCGCAGGCTGGAGGGCGCGCGCATCGGCGGTCGGGAGAGCAGGTCCGTCAGTTGCCCGGAGCGCCGCTCCATCACCTGGAGCGCCTTCGCATCCCCGAGCGCGGTCATCCCCGGGCTGTTGCTCCCGTAGACGTCCTCGCCCGTCCGCTCCCACCGCGCGGCCAGGAACGGTGCCTCCCAGAAGCCCGCCTCGCGGAGGAACTCCACGTCCGAGGCGCTGGTCTCCCCGCACCGCTCGTACCAGCAACTGCGCCACGGCATGCCCGAGTAGTCCCGGCGGCCGCGCTGCTGCTCGGTGTTCCGCTCCACCACGTGGACGACGTCCCGCCATGCGCCGCGCTTGCCTGCCTTGACGTCCTCGCGCACGCGCGCGGAGACGCGCTCCTCGCCGAACTTCTCGACGAGCTGCGGCGGCGTCATGGAGTACTCGCGCTGGAAGGTGTCAGCGCGCCCGTCCGCCCCGGCCGCCAGCACGTAGCTGCCGATCGGCATCGTGTACCCGCGCAGCACCGTGCGCGGGTCCTCTTCGATGAACAGCACGTGCGTGGCGAAGACGCCCAGGCCCAGGTACGCCGCCGGCAGGACGCTGTAGATGTTGGACATCTGGAGCACCTGGTAGAGGCGCTCCTGGACGACGTGGAGCCAGCTCTTCGCCCCGGCGGATTCAGCCAGGTCCGGGTCGGGCGTGGTGAGGCGGAACCAGGGGCGCGCCGGCGAGGTGAGACCGCCGGACATCCCAGCCGCCTGGGTGCGCGCGGCGGTGAGCGGCGCCGAGTTGATGATGGCGCCGTTCTTCTTCGTCCCGCGGTTTCGCTCGGTGGTGTTGAAGCGCGTGGACCTCGGCGCGAAGTTCTCGCCCAAGTCTCGCCAGTGAGCGTCCCACGTGGACCGCTCCGACCTGAGCTCGCCCCACTGGCGCTCGTACTTCTGGCGGCGCGTCTCGGCCATCAGCGTCCGGGCCCCCGGCTGCGCTGGGTGAGTGCCAACTTCAGCTTCCGCTCGTGGATTTCACGCTCCAGCTCCGTGAGCTCCGCCGCCTCAGCGGGCTCAAGGGGCTCGGGCATCTCGGCCGGCTCGTCCTGAGGCCGCACTTGCTCGGCGCTGCCGTTGGGTTGCGGTGCCGGCGCCGCCGGCCTGGGAATGAGCCGCGGCCGCGCCGCCTGGGCGCGCAGCTGCTGCAGCTCCAGCTCCTGGCGGCGGGCGACGGCGCCGGCGGCCTCGAGCTGCTGTTCAACTTCCGCCGCCCTGACCTCGAACGCCTCGCGCCCCTTGACCGCACTGTCATGGGCCTCCTTCCACCAGCCCACGTTCCATTCAGCGTCTCGAAGCTTCTGCTCCAGCTCCGCCACCTTCGCCTGGGCCTTTGCCAGCTGGGCCTTCGCCGTCTCCGCCATCACCCACCTCCCACGACGCCGCGGGGGCCGGTGAGGAAGGTGCCGCCGTAACCAGTCCGCGCCTTGGCGAGGAGGCGCTGCACCAGGAGCGGGTCCACGTACTGGTCCGGCGTCTTCAGCAACATCAGCGGCGCCGAGGTCCCGGCGTTGCCGCCAGGCCCGGACGCCGGCCCCCGCGGTGCGCCCAGCTCGCCCACCTTCGGGCCGAGCGCGACGTCCTCGCTGGTCCGCTCGCGTGTGCGCGTCGTCGCCTTCGTCGTCCCGCCGCCCTGCATGGTCGGGTCGACGTACGGCTTCGTCGGCGGCGGCTTGCTGGCGCTGTCCGGCAGCATTCCCATCAGGAGCCCCTCTCCGCGTACGGGTCCCAGTCCGGCGTGCGGCTGGAGCTGCCGGCCTGCGCCGCGGCCATCTCCGCCTGCACCGCTCGGGAGATCACCGTGGTGGACGTGAAGGTCAGCGCGAAGCCGTCTCCCTCATCGGGGGAGGGGAGGCCGCGCTTCGCCATGTCCTCCTTGGCCTCGAGGACGAAGACGGTCCGCTTGCCCACCACGCGGTACTCGATGGTCGGGCCCGTCATGTCCCGGGCGAGCTCGGCCTCCCGCGACGGCCAGCAGCCGTGCTTCTTGGTCCAGTCCGCCGCCCGCCACCAGATCTCCGCCCTCTTGTTGGCGAAGCGCGGCTCGTCCGGCACGCCGGCGAACTCCACCGGGAAGACGATGTCGCCCCAGCTCAGCAGCTTGAGCGCGTCGTAGGCGCTCGCGCCCACTCCACCGGTGACGTCGATGAAGAGTGCGTCCGGGCGTCGGCCGTCCTTCTCCTGGTTCCGCTGCAGGATGGCGCTCACCTGGCTGGCCAACTGCGGGCCGGTCAGACCGCGGAAGTCGTAGCCCCTGAAGAGCACCGGCCCGCGCCGCTTTCGGAGGTGGCTCTTGTTGGGGCCGAACCGCGCCACGTCGAGCCCGTAGATGATCGGCTCGTGCAGGTAGTCCGCCCGAAGACAGCCCCGCGCCTCCGCCGCTGTGACGTCGTTCGGGCCCAGCAGCTTGTTGCTGGAGGTGGGCGGGAACAGACCCAGGTAATTCGTCATCACCCAGGGGTCGTCCCTCCCCCAGTCGGCGATGGCCTGTCGGGCCTCCTCGATGGACACCCGCGGTGAGCGGTTCGGGTCGTCCGGGTCGCCGGTGATCTCCACCACGTACCAGCGCGCCCTGTCGCGGGTGCAGGCGTTGTAGAGCGGGCCCTCGGAGCGCGTGCAGTTGCCCGCCTGCACCAGGTGCGCCTCGGTGCCCACCGTCGTGAAAATGCCCTCGGCGGACCCCATCACGCCGTCGGGGTAGTCGCTGCTCTCATCCGCGAGGATGAAGACGAACTTCCCGTGCAGGCCGGCCAGCGTGTTCGCCTGCTGCGTCGCGTCTGCCTCCTTCGGGAAGCTGCGCGCCATCAACCACCAGGTGAGCCGCGCGCCACGGTGGTAGATGCTCTCCCCGCCGACCTCGAACTCCCGCTGCAGCCACGCCGCGGACGGCCGCGCGTACAGGAGCGCCAGCTCTTTCCAGAGGTTTGACTTCAGGTTCGGCGCGGTGATGGAGATGGCGTAGCCGTTCGCCCCGTCGTGGAGCGCCAGGCACCACCAGCCGAAGATGGCCAGCACCCGCGTCTTGCCCGGGCCCTTGCAGGCCTTCATGGCCAGCCGCTTCTCGACGGCACAGCGCCGCAGGGCCTTCACCTGCCACGCGTCCAACGGCTCCTCGTCCGCCGGGTCGAACGTGTCCCGGTAGAACTCAACCGGGTCGCCCAGCCATCGGACGACGTTGGCGATCGCCGCCTCTTCCTCCGCCGACAGGGACGGCGGCGCCGCGGCCGCGCGCTCCTCTTCGTGGACCGTCGGCGCCGGCTGCGCGGGCGGCTGAACGGCTGCAGCTCGCGCCGGGCCAGGCCAGGTGACGAGCAGCGCGAGGAGGAGCAAGGCGCGCGTCACGCTGCTCCCTTCCGCGCCCGCGCCGCCGCCAGCACCGCCGCCAAGGTCCGCTCGCCCAGCTCCACCTCGTGCTTGTCGACCAGCAGCCCGTGCTTCTTGGCGAGCACCTCGTTTGCCTGCACCTTGTTCCAGAACTTCACCTTCACCAGGCGACCGCGCGGCTTGCCTTCCGCGTCCAGCAACTCCTCCACCTCGAAGCTGGCAATCGCCCGGCGCGCGGCCTCCGGCATCTCGTGAAGCTGGAGCACGCAGCGGGTGGAAGGGTCGACCAGGTCGGCCGGGTCCACCATCCCGACCCGCCGCAGCTCCGTGACTACTTCGCTGGCGGTGGACTCGGCCTCGGCAGTCACCTTGGCAACCTTGGCGCCCAGCGCGGCGGCCACCTTGGGGTTCCTCAGGAGGTCGCTGGCGATGCTCTCCGCGCTACGGGGGCTGTAGCCGGCGGTGATGGCAGAGCGTTTACCGTTCCCCGTCTTCAGGTACGCCAGCACGAAGGCCGCCTGCTTGGCGTTGAGCTGCTCAGGTGCGCGAGGGTGTCCCACCTCGGCGAGCATCAGCGCGGCTAGGGACAACGTCCGGAGGACGACGCCGGTACCGCCGCGGACGGC